GGCGGGCGACATGCACAATCTCACTTGGATGCGAGACAGTTGGTGCAACGATCTCTTCAATGAAACCAAGGATAGGGTCATTTGCATTCACGATCATTTGCTTGCTCCTTTATTAGCTTGTTGATTACCTACGTTACTGCATCTGTGCAGTAGTGACAAGTATTAATTGCATATGTGCAGCATTATCTTGAGTAATAGATGCCCATAACAACGAGGAAGATGCCGGTAAATCCAACGATGGTTGTTCCCATAGTTTCAGTGCCGTTCATGTCGAACCACAATGATGCAAGGCAGGAAAGAATACCGATGGTGATAGTCAGGACAGTTTCGATTGTGTTCATGATGAAAACTCCATGCAAAATTAAAGCTTACATTTCCGATTGGGGAGGCTGGCGCTGGTGGCTCCCACATCTAGCAAGCCAAGCCAGCCTCCTCTTGTCACCAGCAAGAAGCCGCCGGTCACAAAAAAACCCTACCGACTCTCGCCGGTAGGGCTGTGTTAGTTACTCGGCAGCTTGCGCCTGATACTTGTCCATAATGCTTTGCAGCTTTGCCTTGGTTGGCCGCTTGACCGGAGTGGGCTTCTTGTTCGAAGCTGTAAACTCATCTCCGGTGGCATCTTTGTATGCCTGTTTGTTCTGTGCGATGTAGTCACGCAACATATCGATCTCGCTGTCGATCGACTCGATCCGTTGGTCGATCCGATCTTCTGCCAGATCGGTGCTGTGGATGCCGCCTCGTGCTGCACCGTACTTTGCAACAATAACCACTAGCTGATCGTCGCTGATCTGGTCGGCGCTTGAGATTTGCACCTTGTCATCGATCAGTTGGATGATGTCTTTCTCCTTCATGCCGATCAACCACTCAGCTTGATCCACCGTCTTTCTGATGAGATTTTGAGTAAGGTATGTGGAAGATCTTGAGTTATTGCCATCCTTGGAAGGGAAGGTAGATACGAAAGCTGCGCTGAAGTGATTTGTAGTCTTGCTCATGATAGAGTCCTCTCTTGGGTTGTGACGAACTAGGTCGTCGATAGTGGAGGGAATGAACAGCGCAGTTTGCTAGGCGCAACCCGCAACACGGAGTGGAGCGGGCAGCGGGTTGCAGCGCCAAACAAGACAAGCGGGGCGAAGCCCCTCGTCTTGGCGCGGCCTAGCAAATGCGCTGGGCATAAGGAATCCACGACGACCTAGAGCGGCATAACACAAGGGAGGATGGCAGAATGACAGGACTGCAAAGCACAAAGCGCTGCTTGAGTAGATGCCTGACCGCAGGATGGCCTGTGAGCGCTTTTGTGCGTTGACAGCCTGTATCAAAACGAGCCAGAAAGGGGGGGAACCCAAGGGGGGGTTGATCTTGAAGGAGGCAGCATATGAGCGATGCGGTGCAGCGAAAAGTAACCAGCCGACAAGCGGCCCTAGTGGATACGCTTGTAGCAACAGGGTGCAGCATCACAGAGGCCGCTGCTGAGGCTGGATACGCGAGCGGTGAGAGCGGGAGAGTCACAGCCAGCAAGACTTTGCGCCTACCGCACGTTCAGCAGTACATGATTGAACGAGTGGGTGAAGCTCTTGGGCTGAACGCTACGGTAGCGGCAGCAAAGCTGCTGCATTTGGCGAAGGGGGCTAAGAGTGAGTACGTGCAGCTAGAGGCGAGCAAGGATATCTTGGACCGCGCTGGCTTCAAGCCCCCAGATCGCCACATGCACTTGCATGCTGGTGACATCTCGGTAAGCATCGATCTAACCTGAGCTGCAGCGAGGCGCAGGCCTGCTTTGCAACGCAAAGCTAGGCATGCACATATAAGTGTGATTTGCCCTGCGATCCTAGATCGCGCTGGCAAATCTCGCGACACATACCTGTGCAAATCGACTATAGCTGTCGTGCCCCCAAAAACTACGTGCCTCCCCCCTCGACCCCGCCTATCACTCTTGTTTTTCCTGTTTAAAGCTTGTAGCATCTCTGCACTAACAGGGAGAAAGCAATGTTTATTCGGTTATTCGTTTTTCTAGGTGTGGGGATATTGGCATATTCGGCGCAGGCTGATTGCGTATCTGATTTAGAGTCTCGTGGTTACGAGGTGAAAAGGTTGGCTGCATTCAGCAATGGCCGCTGCGGGATTGATGATCCTGTGTTGCTGTCTGCTACACCTTCTACAAATTTTTCATCTCCAATAACTCTTTCATGCAAGTTTGCTCGTAAGGTTGGCGAATGGGCTGCTGATATAGATGCTCGTCACATAACGCATGTTGGCGGGTACAATTGTCGTAAGATTGCTGGTTCTATGTTTTGGTCACAGCATAGTTATGGCAATGCCATAGATGTTACAGCCATTGACGGCGTTCCTATTAGCAAGCGTTGGCGCAAAGCGTATCGTTATGGGTGTAAGCACTTTACAACTGTGATGACACCTGACCATGATGAGGCACATCAAGACCATCTACATATTGATAATGGTTGGGGCTTGAGTTGTTTGTTTGATTTTGTGCGTTGATTTCTGAAGCTATAAGCGGCGATATAGAGGCATGGAAATAAAAAAAGCTACATCCGAACCCGAAACTGCCACACGCCCCTTACCTACAGTAGCTGGCGTAACGCTTGGCATGATGCTTGAAGACTTACCTCTTCATCAGAATTTTTATTTGCGCGGTGTTATCAATTCGTTTCGCACTGCTTTTATGCCAAGCAACAGAAGAACGCTTACGGAAGATGATATAAGTGGAGAGGCATTAGAGTTACTGCGTGATGTTGTAACCAAGGTTGCGCCGGATCTGCCTGATGGGTTTGTGGCTAAGATTTCATATGAAGATATCAACAGGCATTACAATCTTGGCAATGTCTTTAGGGACAAAAACTTTGATCTGTCTGGTTTCCAAGAACAGATGAAGATGGCCCTTGGTGGGTTTGATGTTCGCCGTGATGGCGACAGGTTGATCGTAGAAGATACATATGACTTCCCACCCCCCGGCGAGTGGCAGCAATACTCAAACCTAAAAACTGCATCAGATTATATTAAAGCGTCTGAAAAAGAACCTGAGAAGAGGGTCTATTTTTCTGCGCGGTTTCTTGCTGAAAGAACTATGGCAGAGGGCAGTGACGACAACATGCCTGTCAGGATAGTCATTCCTCCAGAGCCAAATGTAGTTAACATAGATTTTGATGATGACCCGCCAGAAGGTGCGGCAGATTTTGTGTTCCGTGGCCCTATGACCAACAAGCGCAAGTCACTGTGGGACAAGTTTACTAGCATGTTTGTTACTCCAGCAGAGGCGCGTTTAGTAGAAACAAATACCCCAGATATGCTTGGCAACCTTGCTGGCGAGTTTGGCAGTGAAGGAATGTTATATGGTCAAAGCGCATATGAAAGATCAATAACAGAGTCCGGTATAAGAAAAGAACGTGAACTCCGTAAAAAAATAGTGCTTCCAAAGTAATGGCTAAGACACCAGCATGGACAAGAAAAGCAGGCAAGAACCCCAAAGGTGGTCTCAACGCCAAAGGTCGCGCCTCTTACAGAACCAAGTCAGGCAAAAAAGGCAACTTGAAAGCGCCCGTAAAAGGAGCAGCGGATACGCCAGCGAAGATACGTCGCAAGGGCAGCTTCCTAGTTCGGATGGGCAGCGCCAAGGGTCCGCTGATGAAGGATGGCAAGAAGACGAGATTGAAGCTCTCACTAGAGGCATGGGGGCATCGCGGTGACAAAGCTAGTGCTGTTGCTAAAGGCAGGCGGCTGCTTGCTCGTTATCAAGCAATGAAGAAAAGGAAGAAGAAATGAAGAAGGTGGCAAAGAAAGCGGCAGGCAGTTCAATGCTGACCGCCAAACAGAAGACACTTCCAAAAGCCCTTCAGATGAAGATTATGAAATCAAAAAAGAAAGGTAAGTAACATGCCAAATGTCGCTGGTAAAAAATATCCATACACTGCTAAAGGCAAAGCCGCTGCTAAGAAGGCAGCCAAAAAGGCAGCAGCTAAGAAGAAGATGCCTGCTGCTGGAAAGTATAGCCGAGGTTACTAATGGCTAAGTCTCGTGTAAATGAGGCTGGCAACTATACCAAGCCAGCCATGAGGCGGCGCATCTTTAACCGCATTAAGGCTGGTGGCAAAGGCGGCGCTCCGGGTCAATGGTCGGCGCGTAAAGCGCAGATGCTTGCTTTACAGTATAAAAAAGCTGGAGGTGGCTACCGTGGCTAAGTCTAAGTCACAACGCTCATTAGTACGCTGGACTAAACAGAAGTGGCGCACTAAATCTGGCAAGCCATCGACACAGGGATCAAAGGCAACAGGAGAACGTTACCTTCCTGAGAAAGCCATCAAGGCTATGTCTGCTTCTCAGTATGCAGCATCTACTGCTGCGAAGCGGAAAGCTTTGAAGAAGGGTAAACAGTTTTCAAAGCAGCCCAAAGCTGCGCGGCAAATCGCCAAGAGGTATAGATGAGTTTCATGCATACGCTCAAGAAGGAAGAGCGTGAGATCTTACGGCGCGTTGTACGCACTGTTCATATGCAATACTTCCCGAAAGAATTTCAAACTGATTACGAGGCAGATAAGATTATCTCCTCTATAGGCCCATCTACCGTTGAGCATCTTTTAAAACAGGGCGTGGATAGAAAGATTGACCAACTTTAATTTTAAGCCTGACGGCGATGTCCTAAAGGCTTTTATGAAATCGGATGCATTCTTTCGCGGCTTGCGTGGCCCTGTTGGATCTGGGAAGTCTGTTAGCTGCTGCGTTGAGTTGTTTCGCAGATCATTGCAGCAGAAGAAAGGCCCAGACGGAATGCGTAAATCCCGTTGGGCTGTTATAAGAAATACTAACCCACAGCTTAAAACCACTACCATTAAAACTTGGCTTGATTGGTTCCCAGAAGAAGACTGGGGTAAGTTTTTATGGTCCGTTCCCTATACTCATCACATCAAAAAGAACGACCTGGATTTAGAAGTTATCTTCCTAGCCCTCGATAGACCCGAAGATGTTAAGAAGCTTCTCTCCCTCGAACTGACTGGCATTTGGGTAAACGAGGCTAGGGAGATACCTAAGTCAATCATTGATGCTTGTACTATGCGTGTTGGCCGATTCCCTTCTATGAAGGATGGTGGCTGCACATGGACTGGTGTTATCTGCGATACAAACGCGCCAGAAGAAGACCATTGGTGGCCAATCATGGCTGGCGAAGTGCCAGTGCCAGATCACATTGGGCGTGAAGAAGCAAAGATGCTTGTGAAGCCGGACAACTGGGACTTCTTTATTCAACCTTCTGGCATGAGAGAAGAGAAGAATGAAGAGGGAGATGTTGAGTCATATGTCCCTAATGAGGCCGCAGAAAACAAAAACAACATGCGGCAAGACTATTACTCAAACATTGTACAAGGCAAAACAAAAAGCTGGATCGATGTTTATGTTATGAACAGATTCGGTAGCATCCAAGATGGTAAGCCTGTTTACCCTATGTTTGCTTCAGACATGCACGTTGCAAAAGAGGAAATCCCAGTCGCTTCTGGTATGCCAGTTTATATTGGCATCGACTTTGGACTGACACCGGCTGCAATTATTGGACAAAAGATTCGCGGAAGATGGATGCTTCTGCAAGAGATCGTCGCTTTCGACATGGGCATTGTCAGATTCGCTGAAGTTCTGCGACATGAAATAAGCACAAGATACAATGACTGCGAGATCATTATCTTTGGCGATCCTGCTGGTGACTTCCGCGCACAGACTGACGAGTCTACGCCATTTCAAATTATGCGCGGCGCTGGTTTAAACGCACGGCCCGCGCCAAGCAATGATGTATCGCTGCGACTTGAATCTGTATCTGCTCCATTGTCTCGCATGGTAGAAGGCTTGTCTGGGTTGCTAATTGATCAGAGATGTCGCACGATTATCAAAGGCTTTGAAGGTGGGTATCAATACAAACGTATACAGGTATCTGGCGAAAGATATGCAGACAAACCAGACAAGAACCACTTTTCTCACATTCATGATGCATTGCAGTACATGATGCTTGGTGCTGGAGAGGGCAGATCTATCTTGTCTAATGTTTCAATGCAGACTAAACCTTTTCAAGCGGCGAGAGATTACGATGTATTTTCTCGTCGCCCGAAAAAACGCAGAGAAGGTCTTTGGGCAAGGATGTAATTTGTGCGTTGCTATTTAAGCAAACAGCAAGATACACATAAAGAGTAGCAAAGAGGATATTGTAATGTGTTTGTTCGGTGGCAGTACGCCTACGCCTACGCCCGACCCTGATGTTGAGATTGAACGCGAGAATCAAGAGGCAGCAGAGAAGGCTCAAAAAGATAAGCAAAAGCAGCAAAACCTTGCAGACAAAGTGGCTGCTTCTGGTGGCAGCGGCGGCACGACAGTGCCATCTTTGCTTACAAGCACAGCGGGCGGTGTCGGCTATTATAACGAGACTCTGTAATGCATGATGATCAAATGATAGATCGCATGCTCAAAAAATATGAGCGTGCAAAAGGTAGCCGAAGTAATTTCGAGTCAATATTCGAAGAGTGCTACGAATATGCCTTGCCTATGAGGCAAAGCTTTTACCACGAAGTTGCAGGGCAACGACGTGATGATAAGATTTTTGACGAGACTGCTGTTGTTGGTACGCAAGAGTTTGCTTCTCGTTTGCAGTCGGGGCTAGTTCCTAACTTTGCACGTTGGGCAGACTTCATTGCTGGCTCTGAGGTTCCGAAAGAACAACAGGATCAGGTGAACAATGAACTGGATGAAGTTACTGACTATGTTTTCGAGATCATCCAAAACTCGAATTTCGGACAAGAAATCCATGAGTCATTCATGGACCTTGCTGTGGGAACAGGCATCCTTCTGGTTGAAGAAGGTGACGCAATTAATCCTGTCCGCTTTAACGCGATCCCTCTCCCTAGTGTCTACCTTGATACTGGCCCTGATGACAAAATTGATCACGTCTATAGGGAACGTAAGATCAAGAATACTGACATTGCCATCGCATATCCAAAGGGTATTGTCGGCGAAAAAACATTAAGGGGAATGCAGTCTGAACCTGACAAGAAGGTAAAGATTCTTGAGATTGTTTGTAGAAATTATAGCGATTTGAATGAAGAGAAGTATGATTACTATGTAATCAATTGCGATGATCGCGAGATGATTTACTACGAACTTTTTGAGGGTAGCGGCTCTAACCCTTATGTTTGTTTTAGATTTAGCAAAGCATCTGGCGAAGTCTATGGCCGAGGTCCTCTGATCAACGCACTTTCTGCAATTAAAACCACCAACCTCACCATCGAGCTTGTGCTTGAGAATGCACAGATGGCAATCTCTGGCGTCTATCAGATGGACG